GGTCTTTGGCCCTTCCACTAGTTGGATACTATATCTCTCTTCGGCAAGTGTTAATTATTTTATATATTTTTAATAAAGATATAAAAGAATTAATGCGAGAAAGCAATTATTTTTTATGTTTAATTTTATAGTATATTATTCTTAATAGTATTAATATACATTGTAGTGATACTAATATAATAATTTCTAGCATAAATATGCGTTAGAAATTATTTGCCATGTCTACGGCATTTTCAAAATCTTTAAAATCTATGGCGAAGCCTTGGCGTTTTTTTTAAGTTTTTGAACTTTACGGCGAAGCCTTGGCGTTTATTTTCTAATATTATATTATAGAATCAAATGCCTCGTTCTAAGAATACTGAAGTTGCGGCCATTGTGAAAGCGCTTAAGTCGGCTAATATGGCCGGTCGTGGTGCGTATTCTAGGCCTATGGCAAAATCTACTTCACGCCCTTATAAGAAGCGAAATCCTCTTGCTGGTGCTGGAGTTTCTGGCCGTGGATTTTATAAAGGCTTCGGTGGCGATCTTGGTAAGTTTTTAGGCGGAGCCGTTGGAACTGCTACCGGTATTCCCGGCCTTTCTCAGCTTGGCGAGAAACTTGGTAGAATGGGATCTCGTGCTACTGGGTGGGGTGCTTATAAAGTACACCACAATTCTCTTATTGCCGACATTCCTGTCGTTAATAACCCGAATAGGGAAGGTGCGACGCAAGTACGGCACCGAGAATATATTGGCGATGTTGTTAATAGCGCAGGTTTTACCGTACAGTATCAACTCCCAATTAATGCCGGTATTCCGGCAACTTTCCCTTGGGAGGCTGTTGTTGGTTCTGCTTATCAACAGTATCAAGTTAACGGAATGATTTTTGAGTTTGTCTCGTCAAGTGGTGACACTACGAGTGGTTCAACATCTTTAGGTACTATTTCAATGGCTACACAGTACGATAGTATTCTTCCGCCATTTACAAGTAAACTTCAGATTCTGAATCAAGAGTTTTCTACCTCTTGTAAGCCATCAGTTAATGCTATTCATCCTATTGAATGCGCCCCAAATCAGACATCTATTCCGCTTTTATATACGCGAACATCTGCTGTACCTACTGGCGCCGATCAGCGTCTGTATGACTTGGGCGTGTTCTATCTTTGTACAGAAGGACAACAGGGACACGATGCTACTTCTGTATTAGGCGAGTTGTGGTGTACTTATGACATATTACTGTATAAGCCTACACTTTCAATTGAGGGCGTAATTCCCCCAGTTACTGGGGGTTTATCGCATTTTACGCTATTAAATGCTTCCCAAAATGGCTATCCATTTGCGTCTGCTACGACTCCTGCGGTGGCAGTTACAAATGATTTAGGGTTAGTTGTAACTAATAGTTCGGTAACATTTCCACCTAATAGTGTAGGAGGATATCAGGTTCAGTGTTACTGGCGAGGTGCTGGAACATCCTCTTATTTTAACTTTACATCTGGCAGTGGTGTTTATAATGATGCGCCTCTTTTATGGTCTGCCAATACTTCGGCAGTGGCGAATCTGAACTCTACGGATCAGATTTTTGTGACAACGATTACAATTCCCGAACCTTCTACTGTTCCGGTTACGATGAACTTTTCAGGTTCGGCTGTACCATCTGGTTCTCAGTGGACTAATGGGGATCTTATTGTAACACAGATCCCCGCAAATGCTCTTTAAATGTTTTAAAGTAGTTTTCAATTATAGTTTTTTATAAAAATTATAATTATGAATAACACGGATTTTATAGTGTTTTTACTTCTTTTGGAAGTTTTTTAGAGAGAAATCTCTCTTTAAGGTTTGCGGTTTTATAATCACCGCCAAGGGCGGTAGATTATAAAAACCCGACGCGCCCCTACGGCGCGGCGTGGTAGTCAAGATAATACCGAATGTGGGGTCCACGGATTAATGACGCGATATTTGCCATAGGCAAATATTGTGTCCGTGGATCGGCTTGCCCGGTAGTCCTGAGGTATGGTTTTTGTGGAGACCGCAAAACAGGTAGGCACTTTAGTGCAACCTGTTTTCGCTGGAGGTTTTGGAAATATAAAAGTTTTTTATCTTTCGTTTAGGTATAGAAACTCCGGCTAATGGCAGACAGACAGACAGACAGTCAGGATGCTCCAAAAGCGACACATTGGAAGAGTGCTATTTTTGATGTAGAATCTAATTGGTTACAATTGGACAAATTGCCGGATTTTGTTAAAGTTGTGTATAAGCAACAAGAATCTTGTCCAACGACTGGCAAGTTACATTGGCAGATTCACGTTCAGTGTCATCGGCAAGTTCGGCGTACGCAACTTTCTGAGTGGATTAAGCATACTAAGTGGATGTCTTGTATTGGTAATCTTTCTATAGCTAATTCTATAAAATATTGTTCTAAGGTAGAGTCGGCTGTACCCGGCACTTATAATGAGACAACAAACGATAAGTACTTGTCTGTTCAACAGATACTTGAAATGTTGGCGTCCGAGGTATCTTCCGACATTCCCCTTTCATTTCCCGATGAATGGAATACCCAGGAATATTCGCTTCAGTTTGACGAATTATCCCGGCAGAGATCTTTTGATTTTTTGACTAATAAAATTATTCATAAAAATCCTGCTATGGTTAATAAGTTTATAAACCCGACACTTCCGCGTATGTGGGAGAGGTGGGGTATCACTTTTATAAAGTTAGGTAGAGAAAAAACAAGCCCACATCATTGAGGGCTTGTTTTTTCGGAGACTTTAGTATTTGAAAAAGCAATAAATTAAACAAGGGCACCGCGCAAAAACTTGGCATTGTAACCCTACGGGTTACAATGGCGAGCTTTTGCGTGGGGCGTTGTGGCGTAGCCACAGTTTGAACGCGTTTTGTGCGTTTGGCGAAAATAAAAATCTTCCGGTAATATGGAGTGGTCTTTGGCCCTTCCACTAGTTGGATACTATATCTCTCTTCGGCAAGTGTTAATTATTTTATATATTTTTAATAAAGATATAAAAGAATTAATGCGAG